ATTATCTAAAGACCATTGACCAGGTTCTAGTGTGACATCTGCAATTGCAGAAGCTGTTCCCCAGGTGCCTGATCCCCAAGTATCTGTACCCCAACCAAAACCGATAGTCTCAAAGGTAGGTCCGACAAGTACATATGGATTAATAGTTGTTGATCCAGTTCCTGAAGTAGTACCCGCTGAATTAGAAGGCATAGTTATTTGAAATGTATTTGAAGTAGCATTTAACACTTCAAAAGTATTATCTGTAAAATCAGCTGTTGAATAACCAGATCCTGTTGGAACTGTTACTGAAGTAAATGTTATAAATCTACCGTCTAATAATCCATGTGCTGTTTTATTAACAGTAACTGTAGCAGAACCTGATGTTGCATCAAAGTCAGCTCCAGTGATAGCTGTATCTAAAGGTGTAATGTCAAAAAATTGTTCTTCATAATATAAATATAAACCTTGGGAAGTACCAATGGCAACATATCTTTCACCATCAATACTTGAAAAACTATGTTGTGCTCTTGCTGCACCTGGTAATGTTTTATTACCTGTAGTTAATTGACTCCAGCCACCTATTTTCTCAGGTAGTCCGTATCTAAATCTAACAAAATCGCCATCTACCCATTGAGATTCTCCCCCTGAGTCAGTGATCATTTTGTTAAAACCAGGTTTAAAATTAAGCTTTTGTAGCATAGTTATCCAAATATTATAAAGGAGACAGTAGATGGTATGTGGTGGTGTCCACTGCCTCCATTATAATATACTACCTTTTAAACCAAGATGGAAGACCTAAATGTGGTCTTTTATCAAACATATTTTCTTTGGATCCAGGAGTTTTTTTATTGTTATAATGTAAAAAAACTTGAACACATTCTTTACCTTTAAACTTATTTCTCCAATGTTCTAATTCACAACCAGAATATACTAACATATCTCCTTGTTTTAAATCTACTTTAATACCTTTTAGTCCTTCTTTACCAGACGGCTCTAGATATATTGGCCAAGGATCACCTCCAAGATTCATAGTAGTAGATATCTCACAACTAAATCTATCTTTATGTCTTTTAAGTTCATCTCCCTTTTTATAAATTCTTGCATATGTATATGCAGGATATAATTTTAATCCTGTTACTTCTTCCATTTTAGGTTGGCATTTTAATAATAAAGTTTCCATAGCAACATTAGAATATTGAGAATAGGTATTTGGTATTTGATCATCTGGCTCTTCATAATACCCTAATATATTTTCAAATGGTGAAAAGTATCTACGCTCTCTACAAGTATCATAAACTTGTTTTTGCATACTAAAATAATTTGCAACAAACGCAGCTAAATCTTTTGATATTGCTTGACGAATAACTGTGTATTTATTTTTTTTAAACATCCTTAGCCATTCCTTTTAACACAGCCTGCATATTCCAATGTATAAATCTAAAAGGCTCTTTGCCGTGATCTACTATAAATTCATGTTCTAAGTATCCAGGAAATATTACAAGAGTTCCTGGTGTTGGTTTAATGTGAATTAATTCAGTTGCACCTGAATTAATTTTATCATTTTTCATGTGTAATTTAGTTGCACGTGCTCCTGTTCTAGGGTCATGAAATATTGGATAAGATGTTTTATCTGAACATTTTAAAAAATAAAAACCTGATACATGTTGATTCCAATGAATGTGAGCAGAGTGGTTACCGCCACCTTTTTTAGAAAACTCTTGTACCCACAATTCAGTAAACATAGTAGTATAAAGCGACATGTTATAACCTAGATGATCTAAATACTCCCAAGATTTTTTACCAACGTAATTTCTAAAATCTAAAAAATCATTGTCGTTTGTTAATGATGTTGAATGATAACTTCTTCCAAAATCTCCATGTTCTTTTATATATTTTTTCGCTTCTGGAAAATTTCTAGCGGCTTTAATATGTTTGTTAGAAGCTTTGTTTAAAGAATTTAAATATTCTAATTTTGTTTCAGTCCAAATAGTTGTGTTAAAGTAATTATTTATATACATATTATTTAAATGGATATCCAAGGTTCCACATCACCAATGAATATCTTACTCCTTTCGTTACTGGTTTAACTCTATGCCATAAAAATGAAGGAAATACAATAATAGATCCTTTGGGTAGTATTTCTTTACACTGTATTTTATGTTTAGATTCGTCTCTCATATTAGGTTCATAGTTTCTAAAATCAAATTCTAATTCACCGCCTTCATATTCTGAACCATCAGTTAATTGACAAGTCATGGATAATTTTCTTATTTTCCCATTCATACCAGGTTTATGAAAAGAATCACAATGCCAATCGTAATACTGATTTAGTTTATATTTTGTAAATTGACAATTCTCTGATTCATCCCATTGAAAATTCCAATTTGCTTTTTTATTTGCTTCATGAATATATGGTTGTAATTCTTTATATACCCAAGGTTCATTTAACCAAACTATATCTGAATTTCTTTTTAGTTTTAAATTATTAATTTCATCTTTAGAAAGTTTTTTGTTACCACGGTTTCCTGTTAGACCCATGGTTTCAGATTTAGATAAACTATATTTAATAATATCATCACAAATTTTATGAGGTATAGCAGATGTAAAATACCAATAATAATTAGATATATTCATAAGTTATTGTCTGTATAAAATTCAATGAATCTTTCTGTGTATTTTTTATGTAATACATATTAGTAGATGGAAACATAATAAACATATTGTCTTTAAGTTCTATATCCCAACTTCTTCCTTTACGTCTGTTATCTTCAAAGTGTATTCTGACCATACAATCTTTAACTTTTACACCATATAATAATGTAAAGTCTGGAGAGTTACGTAGATCCACTGGATCAATATTTAATAAAGGAATAGTTGTTTCCGCAGGTTTATAGATATTTCCCCACTTATTTTTTTCCATTAAACTTATATTATATTCAAGAAAAATATGTTCTTTAATATATGTATCTAATATATCTAAATTTTTAGAAAAATTAATTTTAGAATTTTTTATGTTTGATTCTAAAATATCTTTTAATAATTTCTCTCTATCAATGTCCCAATCTTTGGGCATCACCACATCACCATAATATAGAGCTTGCTCTGTTAATACTTTCTTCTGCATACCACCACCATTTTTAATTTATGCTAATCGATCTGTCAAGTCCCAAGATTGATTGTCTTCATTCCACACATAGTCCCAACCATGTGTTCCAGCCTCATTTTGTGAAGTTTGTTCTGCAGTTAATGCAGGAGCGTCACCAATTGGTGACTGCCAGTCAGCTTTAGATATATTTTTTACCCAAGATGCATATGGTTTTTTGGGCCAGAAAATTTGATTCTCTTCATCCCATTCATAACCAATACCTGCGTAGTTACCTCTAAAAGGTGTTCCACCTGTTTTATGTTCATTATGTGAAGTATTATATGAAGTTTGAATCCACATTTGTGCAGGCCAGTTATTATGTGTTTCTAAATACTGTTGTCCCACTGCTTCATTTGGAACATCATTAGAATCCAACATATCTTCGTCGTTTAAAGTTAATACTTGTAAAACTTTTCCATTCATTCCTATTTTTGCAAAATGTGCCATAATAAATTATCCTCTATTGAAATTTGTACCTTATCACTACTACACCTGAACCACCAGCTCCGCCATTTTGGTAACCACCTCCACCTCCACCACCAGTGTTCGCAGTTCCAGAACCAACACTTGAACTTCCATTTCTTGCGCCAAAACCTCCTCCACCAGCTCCACCTTCGCTATTAGCAGGTCCTCTAAATCCTCCACCGCCTCCAGCAAAAGTATCTCCGCCACCACCTTTAATTCCAGTTGTGCTTCCATCACCTCCTGCAGAAAGTAATCCTGAACCATCATCTCCTTTTTCACTAGCACCACCGCCACCGCCAGCATATTGGGTGCCAATAAAAGATCCAGATGGTGGTGCAGGGTCGGATCCATCACCGCCAGGAAAACCTTGTACTCCATAAACTGAAGGGACATTTCCTTGACCTCCAGTTTTCTTTGCAGCTGGACTTGGTGAGGTAGGTCCACCACCCCCACTTCCACCATCCCGACCATTGGGTAAATTGTTAGGAGCTACACACGGCATATATACTCCGCCACCACCTGCTGCAGTATTACCATTAAATACACTATTAGATCCGGGGGCTCCTGGCCGTCCAGGATTTGGTTGGGTACCACCAGCACCACCAGCTCCAACTGTTACTGGATAACCAGTAGCAGCTACAGTAAGTGTTGATAAATTTTTATTAAGAAGACTAGCTATATATTCAGTAGTGTTTCCAGGAGTTTCTCTAAAACCTCCAGCTCCACCTCCTCCAGCTCCAAGGTTGACGTTAACTGAACCTCCAGCTCCACCGCCACCACCTGCTACAATTAAGTAATCAATATCAGTTGATCCAGTTGAGCTTCCAGCACATGAAACACAAAAAGTTCCAGGTCCTGTAAAGGTATGAATTTTAAAATCTCCGTCAGTGGTAATTGTTCCACCTGTTGCTGTAACAAATTTTTGATCTTGAGCAGCGTCTTTATTACCATCTATAATCACTGACCAACCTTGTGTTGCGTCTACGTATAGTAAAGTTGCCGACTCACCATTTTTAATGATATCAGCATCTGCTGCTGCACCATTAATGTTAGAACCATTTCTTGCTAGTACAATTTTATTCGTACCTGCAGTTGCAGCGTAATCTTTAATTGCTACTTGATCACCTGCTGAAGGTGAAGAGGGAAGAGTTACTGTTATTGATCCAGATGTAGTATTTACAAAATACCCATTACCAGCGACCGCTGTAAAACTTGCTGTTTTAGCTGTTGTGTCCCAACTTAATACGGCAAGACCTTGAAAGGCCCCGTTGTCTATCATTGTAGTTCCGCATGAAATAACACCCATTATGAATCTCCTTCTATCTTAGATAAATTAATTTTAAATTTTTCTCCAGATATATTATTTATAATAAATATATCATCTTTTCCTTCTTGTAAAGTCCAATTTCCTTTAGTTCCATCAATTGAATTTCCTTGATTTTTTGCTAAATTAGAGAGGTGTAAGTCTCCTGTATATAAGTTTCTCCACACATTCCCAGAAGCACCTAAGTCATAAGCGTCATTGGTTCCAGGTACAATATTTCCTGCGGCTGTCAAATTTCCAGTTGAACTAAGTCCTTCTAAAATATTTGTTCCATCAGAGTAAAGTGTTTTAGTTCCTTTGTCTGTTGCTGTCCAAGTTACTCCCGTTCCAGAAGTAGTTTTAAAAGTTACAGTAAAAGCACCTGTAGTAGAATTCTGTACAGTATAAGTTTTTTCAATTGAATCTGGAATAACTACATCTACATTACTAGTAATAGTTCCTGTTAATTTTAAAATTTGGTTTTTACCATTAGATAATACACCATTTGAAAAAGTTAAAGTTGCGCCCGAAGTAACTCCAATTGCATCATAACCACCAATTGCTTGTTCAAGAATAAGTAGGTTAGTATTTGTAATTTGTCCCCAAGTTCCTGAATTTGCTCCAGTTGCCTGAACTGTTAGTTTTAAACTATCTGAATTAGCCATATTTTAGATTCCTTAAATTATATTATAATATTTCATTTATGCAGCAGTGTCAACTTCTGTCCAAGTACCCGAAGAGCCTTGATTTACCTCTGTCCATGTTGATGTAGATCCGGTATCTACTTTGGTCCAGACTATGGTTTTTTCATCTCCTAAAGCAATTGTCATGGCTATACCGGTTGGTCTAGCAACAGAATCTGTTGCATCTGCCTGACCTTCTTGTATGGTCATTTCTTGACCAGTTACATCAATAAAGCTAACTGCATCTAATACAGCTGTTCCAAGATTTGCTGTGAAACCAAATCCAGTTACAGAAACGTTTGCATCTGCAGTAACAGTTGGAGCATTTTCTTGTATAGTCAATTCTTGTCCAGTGACTGATATATCTGCATTAGCAGTTATTGAAATATTGCCTTCAGCAATTGATAATAATTGACCTGTTACATCTACATTAGCATCTGCAGAAACTGTCGGAGCATTTCCAAGATTTGCTGTAAAACCTATTCCAGTTAAATCAACATTTGCATCTCCAGTAACTGTTGGAGCATTTTCTTGTACAGTCAATTCTTGACCAGTGACCACTACGTCTGCATTAGCAGTTACATTAATATTACCTTCTGCAATACTTAATAGTTCCCCAGTTAAAGATACTTCAGCAGTTCCAGTTGCAGCTAACGTTCCTGCACTCATGGTCATTTCTTGACCCGTAATATCTATATCAGCACCTGCAGTAACTGTTCCAAGTCCTAGTGCTGCAGACATTCCAATACCAGTCACTGTAGCATCTGGAGAAGGATCCACTGTTCCTTCTTCTGCAGTCATTGCTTCACCAGAAACTGTAGCAAATGTATTTGCGTCTAAAACAGCTGTACCATCTGCAATAGTCATTGCTTGACCTGTTATAGAAATATTTGCATCTGCAGTAACAGTTGCACTGTTTTCCTGCATAGTTAATTCTTGACCAGAAAGTAAAACTTCACTTGTACCTATACCTGCAACATTACCTAATAACATAGGTAGTTCAGTTCCTACAGCAATACCACCGACAGTAGCTTCTACTCCAACAGGAATATTAAAAGTAGCTGGACTTAGTGTAGCAAAAGGTGCTTCACCAAAAGCGGTTAATGTATCATGTGTAGGATTATTTACATTCGTAGTTAATTCAAAACCAGTTACAGGAACATCTGCATCTGTAAATGATTCTGTAACATCTCCTAAAGATCCAGATAAAGTTTCTCCGGTAACAGGAACAAAGGCACCAGAGATAGTTGTAACAGTTCCTTCTGTAGAAGTTAGTTCTTGACCTGTAACAGGTACGTTTACATCAATTGTAATTGCAGGAGTATTTTCCTGCATAGTCATTTCTATACCAGATGCATAGATAATTACATCTGAATCTTCCGTGCTGAAAGCAGCTTCTGAATATGCAGTAACTCCTAGAGCCATAAACTAGGCTCCTGTTTTTGTTTTTTTCTTTTCTTTTTTAGGTAATTCTTTTCTAAGTAATTCAGAATAATGTTTTTGTAAAACTTCTAAATCTGTATATTGAATATTTAATTGTTGTTTCTTAACTACA